TTTGCTGAATTTATTTTTGTTTTGTTATAATAATATGATGGTTCTTCTTCATCTAAGTTTTTCTCTACATCTAACCTAGTACCTGGTGGATATATTGTGTTGTCAATCTGAATTTGCTTGCATGTTATGGCGACTGTATTTGTGAATATATTATTTTGTGCATTGGCTGTAGTGAGCCCTGAATTAACATACTGTGTTGATACTCCTATTGGGTTTTTCAATATGTAAGTATATTCTACATAAAATATTCCGGGGTTTATTAATCTATTTTCATTATTATAAGCTGCTATTGACAAAGCTATAAAATAGAATGGGTTAGATTGTTGATTCATGTCACCAGCCATTCTATACAAGTTTATTTGTAAGTTTGACTTCAATCTAATGGTAGTTGATATTGGTTGATAGCATTGAGTTAAGAATCCCCCATTAGATGTTTTCAAAGACTGTTGCAAGCTATCTGCTGATGGTACGTCATCCCATAATGTTCCCCCTATGACATTCCCTTGTTGTGTTACTGGACATTGTGGACAGTAATGGATTTTAAGCTGTAACGGTCTATAATTTTGATAACCTTGTGCGATTGCAGATATTCTAGTTCCTGTCCAATAGGCTGGATTTGCTGGTATAATTGTCATTACATTAGTGTTTTGCAATGTTTGAATATTATCTGGTATCTTGTAAATTAAATCACACCCCGAGATTTTTACTGCTGTTTCACCCATATTTTTCATGTTAAAATACCTCCTATATGATAGTGGGATAGCCATAGGTATAGATCCTAAAGCAGCCTGTCTTACTGGATTGTTTTTGATAATTATTTGTCGCCTTGCTCTTTGGATTCTCTGGCGACGATTACGGTTATTTCTCCTTGCTGCTTTGTTTACTTTTGCTTTTGGTTGTTTATTGCCATTATTATTAGTAGTGGTTTTTGTTTGATTGATTATTCTTTTGAGTGCTTTCATTAAGATTTTTATAAGGCCTCAGCTGGCATCATTGACTTCAAATATTCTATCATGAATTCTGCATTCAATTGCTGGTTTATGTAATCCGCTTGTTCTTGAGTTAATTGTGTAGTTTGTCTACTTTCAATCAATTTAATTGTTTCCCAATATTGTCCTATTATTTTTATTTGTTGTTTTCTATGACGAACTGTATCTTTATATATTTGTTCTAATTTGTCAAATAACATTTCTTCTTCTTCAAATGGTTGTTGCATTTCTTTTAATATTATTTTATAAAGTTGTTGTTTGTATGTTCCTGAATGTTTTAAATGAAACTTATTCTTCAAATAACCCGCTTGTGCTCTATATAACTTAGCCATGTACATGAAATATTCTAATTTTGGATAATTGGCCTCTATTGCTTCTGCTTGTGCATTCAAGTAGTCATAAACATATTCTAATTTTTGATTTTTTGCTTTTCGTGAGTACTTCGATAGATTCACAAACTTCTTTGGATTTCTAGTAAGATATATTTTAGTTTCTGAAGGATCAGTGAAAAATGCTCTTAGTGAACAGAAGCTTAGTGTGCTTGCATCTCCAAATTCTAACATTTTTAAAACCTGTCCTAGTCCGTATACCCGAGTATCTGGTTTAGTTGTGTCTGGATTTGCAGGTAAGAAATATGCATAATAAAGTTTATTGATAAATTCATTGCTTACATAGGGCTTATACATGACTGTGAAATCATCGCCTTTTGCAAAACATATATAATCTTTTCCGAATTCCAATCCAGCTTTATCATTAACATAACGGTTGTACATGGCCATTCTTGTTGTATTCATGAGAGTTGTATCACAGTCACCTGAAAACACTGTGCCTAGTATTGTGTAGGTTAGTAGATTTTTCTTTTTCTTAGTTTCTTTATCAACATATTCGATATCCATAGTTTTATACAGAGCTTGTGACACTTCATCAAAGTCGTTGACTGGTACATGGTAAACTTTATCTCTAATCATTCTATAGATGCTTCTGTCCAATTCTTTGAGTGAGACGTCTTGCGTATTATCGAATGCTGAACCATCTCCTTCTACTATTTTTGTAAATCCTTCAGATAAGTAATGATTTATTTTATCTGCCATTTGTTCCAAATTCTG